GATATATTTACTTACCCTGCTTGGTCTGATAAATTGTCTGGTGTTTATGGTTTTAAATGTACTTTGGTTTTTAGGCTTGAAACTTCCATTCAGCCTTTCCAAAATGGCATTATTATGTCTTCTATTACTCCCCTCAATGGTTTCCTCCCCACCTTGAGGACTGGCATCGCCAACAGCAGGTTGTCTCTTCGTAGACAATTACCTTCTGTTGTTCATAATTGTGCCTTTGTTAATTCAACTGAACTCCGTTTTCCTTTCACATCCCCTCAAAACTTCCATAGGATAGGGGTTAGTCCTTCTTGGGCCCAGTATAACCTGGTCGTTTACGCCCCGGTTGGTCCTTCAGGTACTATTCCTTACACCGTTTGGTTACATTTGGAGGATGTTGAACTCATTGGTGCTGTTGCTCAATCTGGCATTTCGAACCCAGCAGATCGGGAAATTAGTGGTGGTATTATATCTCGCCCTTTAAAGGCTTTTTCTGTAGCTTTTCATGAGGCAAGCCACATTCCGTTGCTCTCCTCTTTTGCTGAGACCACCTCTTGGTTCCTTAATGCCTCTTCCAGAGCGGCGTCTGCATTTGGTTTCTCCAATCCAAAGTCAGAATCACCTAGAACCGCCATCGTCGCTAAATCGTCTAGTCAGCCTAATAATTGCGATGTTGTCGACAATTTGGATTCTCACGGTCTTTTCATATCCAATAAGATTGGTATGCTTGACAACTTTGCCTCCTCTCCCATGGATGAAATGAGCATTAATTACATTGCTCAGACACCCTTGGTTGTGAGAACCGTGAATTGGACATCTGCAAACGCTGTTGGTACCGCTCTAACTAGTTGGGCTTGTCAACCTAGTGGCATGTTCGATAGTTATTCCATTGCCACCACAACAACTCCCACAAATGTTTTTGTTGTTCCACCAGCGAGTTATATCGCACGGAGTGCTGGCTATTGGCGTGGATCTCTTTGTTACAGGATTCATTTCAACAAGTCAGTGTTCCACACAGGTAGATTTGCTGTTGTTTTTAACCCTGGCTCTAGCGCCTTGATAGGTGTTGGTTCAGTCCCTGTACATAAAATGATCGTTGACCTCAGGAACAATTACTCTGTTGACTTTATAGTCCCTTACGTGAGCAACACTTTGTATAGCCCTACAACTGGTTCGCAAGTTGCTTTCGGGACTGTCTCCATAGTTGTTCTGGAGGCCTTGAATGCACCCTCTACTGTTAGCAGCACAATGACAATGACTATTGAGTTTGCTGCTGGACCTGATTTTGAGGTCGCTGCCTTCTCTGGTAACAATGACTTGATGCCAATTATGGCTCAATCAGGTCAAGCTGCTCAACCTCTCATGAATCATTCACGTATTTGTGAGGGAGCCTTTAATTTGACTGGTGGAAGTACCAGTCCTGACCTCAAACCTTCGTTATTCTCTATGGGAGAGAGAGTAACCTCACTCAGACAAGTGCTCAAGCGCTCCAGTATGTTCTTTAATTTCCAAGCAACTACTGTTGGCTCTAGATTCTTGTCAGTCCAAACTGACCCTTATGTGGTCATGTTACCAAATGCACTGTCGTTTACTTTACAAGCGCCAGTGCCAACTGATTTGCCCATTGACTTATTCTCCAAATTTTCTCCATTATTTGGTATGTTAAGGGGGTCCATGGTGTTGAGGGCTTATGCCTTCTCTAACATAGATCATTTTCTTTTGTTGTCCAATCTCATCGATTCTGGTGTGACCTCTGTGCCTACTGTCGCTACTGCTACTAGTGCCTTGGCTTCACGGACTCCAAATGCAATCAAATCAACCTCCAATTCGCAGGGGGCGCTCGAAGTACACGTACCGTTCTATTCATCGACGCACTCTATCCCAACCGACTTCGCAGTCAATAAGTGGGCCACTGGCTCCACTAATTCTTTCTCATCTAATCACACATTACAAATAGGAATGGTCACTCCAACCACTTCCGATTCAGTTGATGTTTTTGTTGATAGACAGATTGGCGAAGATTTTTCGTTTGGGTGTTACCTTGGTGTTTTACCGATATCTAACGTATCGGTGAATACCTTGGTCTTTCCTTAGTTCTTCATAGAGATATAAGTATACAGAGCCCTGCGTCATTTTACCGGGTTTTACAGCGCTGTTCATGGTTCTTATACTTCCCGGATCCCTCGATCGACTTAGGAAATCTTTCTATTCAC